GCTACTTTCACGATTTTTGCCGACGGAGTAGGCGCGGGCGGGGGCGGGGGCGGAGTAGGAATTGAGAATTTGCCAGATTGACGATTTGCTCTCATTTCCTTGAGAATTGTTTTGGTACCAGATTTACCTTGCGCTGCGGTACGATACTCGTCCTGAAATTGCTGATAGTAATGTGGAATCAGCGGTGTCTCACCCTCTGGAACGATTGTGTAGGTGCAGTGACAATGCGAATGGTACCGTTTCTCGTACTTGCGAAAATTAATCCCAGTAATTTTTCCTGAGATTGTTCGCTGACTCGCTACTGCCATCAAAACGCAGAATTCGCAAGCTTTAGCTTCGGCAACCCTCTGTACTCTTAAACCTGGAGTCGGATCGTTGTCTGCATTTATCAGAATCGTATCCCGGCCGGCATTCGCTGCGATGTAGCTCACATTTCTAGCGACAGCTTCAAATGCTGTTTGTGTATCTGCTTTTTGGTACGTCGCCATACCGTTCCCAACAACGGCATCGATCTGAGACATCCCATCGATCAGAATCGGTTCAGCTGAGAATTCGCCGGCTAGCTTTAGATCCTGGCGCATCAAATCGTAAAACTCTGTAGCTAACTGTGTCGATAGGCCGGCCCATTTTGTAATCAGGCCAGGTAACACTAGGCGCAGGAATGCTCCAAGATCTTGTTTCGACAACATACGCGCCTGCTCGAGCACGCTCAATGTTTCCTGTTCGCTCAGCTGTGTGATATCGGCCAGAGCTTGCTGATGTGCCCGGGTAGTAGTTTCCCGGATTGGCATTACGATCCAGTTAGACGATTAATGGCCTGAAGATTCGCTGCTCCGGGAGTTGCTTGAGTCGCCAAGCTACGGATTGTCGCGTTGGCGCCAGAAATCTGCTTTTCTCTCGACAGCAGTTCCTGATCGCTATCAGAGAAACCAATCCGCGAATATGTGACCTTGCTATCAGGGATCAGCACGCCCGCAGCGATTAACTTGACAACTTCATCGGTCGCAGCTGCGCGTGTTGGAGTACTCGCATCGCGCCATTGCGGACGGACGGCGCCCATTGAATCTGGCAAAGATCCATCGCGAACCAAAACTGCCAATCGAGCTACTTCGTTCCAGGCACGGCCAAACTGACGTTGCCGGCGTTCGGCCCTCTTGACTAAACGCGCCTCCATTTGTCGAATAGCATCTGCCGACGATGGATTGTCTGTCTGGAAACCCATATAACTAGGCGGGATTCCAGCTTCGGCAGATACCAGCTGTGCATAAGATCGAATCGCATCAAAGTACGGTGCCGGCGAATTTGCCTGAAACTGTCCAACTTGTGGCATTACGCCATCATCGTCATTGTACGGAATTCCTAATACCCTGCCCTGGATAACCGACCAGGGGTTTCGTGGATTTCCGTCGGAGTCTAAGAAAATTTCCTCGTCGGCGCCAAGCACAAAACGCTGTGGACTAGCGTGGAACTCTCGAGCTACCTCAGCTCCAAGTAGTGTTCGCATTGCTGAATCGGTATAACTCATTACAGCTCTAGTGATTTCTGATCGTCCCCAAGGATCGCCTGATCGTGGATTGTTGATCAATGGCGCTACCGGGACTCGACCAAGATTGTGAATATCGCGAGATACTTCTATTGCCGATCCGTTAGCTGCGATGCCAAACTGAATTGTTTCGTTCGGGAGATACAGAGATCCGCCCGTCCAACCGTCATCATCACCGTCCATCAGGATCGCAGCCATAGGTCGCTTTGATCTCATATCGAAAACTGCCGTAGCGCGTTGCGGTGATTCGATCGTAATCAAAGGATCTGGTTCGCCATCGGCGCCCTTGCCAACAAAAATAAATCCAGTACCATAAATTAAAGCATCTTTGTGGCCTTGCGAACTTTGCAAATCGAGCTCATTGGCACGGAAAATGTCGGTGAGACCCATTGAGTCTCCGCCGATCCATCCCTCAAAATCGAGCCGTTCCTCTAAAACATCGACGATTACGGCCGGCCAACCCACAACGGAATTAACAAGTTTCAAACCCGGAGGAACGGAAATGTTCAGATCTTTCGTGCGGATCTTGCCCTCGTAGTAGTGTTCCCGGATTTCGTTGTGACGTTCGTGCGCTGCGATCTTGCGGATCATTGCATCGATCAGAGCTGATTCGTCGATTGATAACGTCATAGAATTATGGCCCTCCTGGACCTAGACTCTAGTTTATCCATATTCGCGTGACTGGCGCCATTGGCTAGCACGGCGCAGGCTAAAAGGTCCACTTTTCGCGGACTAGATCTTTTTTCCTTGCGAAACGATCCCGATTCTGTGGCAACAGCATTTCTAACGTGACGTTTTAAACGTGGATCGCCGACGTGACCGATCGATCCACTCACCAAGTCGGATAACCACTGTTGTGCCATAGGTGACATTCGGTTGTTTGTTGGCGGAATTCGTTCGACTCGATTTTTGTACTGTTTGCTCCAGTTCAGTACGTCTGTCTCAAAAAACGATGGATCGGCCCACAGCATTACGACATCGTAGGTGTTAAAGAGCTTGTGAATCGCTTCATTAACTTCATCACGATCAACAATCCATTCAGGATCCATAGGATCTGGTTCCCACGCTGCCCAAACTTCTATTGTTCCTGTTGCCATTTCCTGGATCACGATTCCAGTAGCGTCGCCACTGATCGATCCGTCAAAACCTGCCGTTACTTTGGCGCCGGCCGGAATCCTGGTTTCGCGTTCAGCTTTCTCCCAGAAATGCGGTGATACAAAATCCTCCCCGGCAACGCGAACCCATTTATTCAGGCGATATCGTTGAAAACTGTTAAATCCGGATGTGCCGGCAGACTTGATCGATGCCCGGAAATCGTCAATGTCTAGCAAACCCTCTGCCAGATTTGGGTTCGCTTCATACCAGGTGTTGGGATCCTCTGGATCTGAACTATCCGGAGATTCCCACCACCAAAAACCAAAAGATGGATCATCGATCTCACCCTCAGCTACTCGAATGCCGTACTCGTAGAGCCTGCCAAGCAAGGTATCTGGATTCTCGCCGGCCGTCGTAATGGCCAAAACTAGTGATTCTGGTCGGTCGCCGGATCCCTCGGTCAAAGCTTGCCAAAGCTCATCACCACGTTTATTTGTAGGCGATGATGGCCAGGCGTGTACCTCGTCAGCGACAACCAAGGATGGGCCAAGGCCGTGAGCGCGCATTGCATCAGCTGATAGAGCTTTGTACACAGCATTTCTGGCCGGCACCTCCAATGCAGTTTTGTATACCTTGATGTGCTTTGAGAGAGTCGGCGAATTCTGAACCTGCTGTACAGCTTCACCAAAAACGATGCTCGCTTGATTGCGATCACTCGCTGCGGAATACACCTGAGCTCCAGCCGGCCCATACATCAGATGTTCTAAGGCAATCGTTGTGCCAAGTAGAGATTTCCCGTTTTTCCGCGGGAGACCGACGACGGCACGCCGATACCGTTGTTTCAACGTAATGGGATCTAGCTCAAAAATTCTATCCAACAACCAAGATTGCCATTGTGAAAATGTGAGCGGTTCGCCGGCCCTGAATCCACGGGATGCCCTGAGCAAAAGCTGTGCAAAATCTGTGATATTTGGTCCAAGCGTTTCTGATGACTTGGATTCGACATAGTGCCGTGGCGCCCAGAGCTGATCGGGCGCCGGCAAACTATTTGCTAGCTGCGCGACGGGCACGGCGTTGTTCCAGTTCATCGAGCTCATTACGGACTCGAACTTCAGCTAAACCTAGGCGTGTCCGATCGGCCGGCGACATACCAAGTGATGACATCCAGGCCGTCATTTGTACCCTCAGTTCAGCTAGTTGTTTTACCGCTGCGTGAGATGCAACCTGACCATTCGCTGTTGTATACCAACGTGCGATCTCCCCGGAATCTAATTGTCTGCGGATGGACTCGTGCTCATCCCAAGCCCTACATAGCATTGAGATTAAGTGATAGTCCGTTTCCGGAGCTGACCAGAGCTTTGTGGCTTCCCAGGTTTCATACCAGAGCTTGATGCCATCATCGTGCAAGTATTCGGGAGGATCGGGAGTCTGTCCGCTGACGGTGATTGCTTGCGCCGGCAACGGTTCGAGCGTTTTAAGCTCACCGGTTGCCCGCTTTGCTTCGCGGATCTTGGGTACGCCACCTTTGGGCCGGCCAGTTCTAGGACCTGTCATTCTGTTTTTCTCCCTGCGGAAAGTTTCGATCCCTGCGGATCGGTTACTGCTCATCATACCCCAGGCCTATCCGGTTCGGCCGTTCGGGCACATCAGCT